CGAAATACCCCCCAAGTGTGGAAAAAATCGGGCCATTGAAGTTTTAGCAGCTCAGAGGTGGTGTTCATGCTCATTTCAGAGATTATCCCGTATGAGCGCAACGCACGCCACAATGAGCGTGCGATTCCGAATGTTGCGGAATCAATTAAGGAGTTCGGGCTACGCGGAACTATCGGTTTGGAATCGCCCGATAATCCCGTTATCGTGTTCGGACACACCCGCGTGGCGGCGTGTAAATCGCTTGGCTGGACGGAGATACCAGATTCGAAAATCGAGTTTTGCGACGATTTGAGCGCTGAGCAAATCAAAGCGTTCCGTATCGCAGACAACAAGACGGGCGATATCGCAACTTACAACAAAAGCATGCTACGCGAGGAAGTTCGGAGCCTGAAAGACTTCGACATGACGCGATTCGGCATTGACTTTAAGAGTAAGAAACTCGATTACGGAGCAGAGCGGTTGAAAACAGATCGCGCGTATAACCTCGATACGATCAATCGCTATTGCTGCGGGAGCGACGGATTTCCACCACTACCTAGCGTAGATGTGGAAGGGCCGCGCGAGCTTCAAGGCTTCAATTACGCGAAGACAACAAAGGCGGAAGACAAAGCAGACCTCGGTTGCCATTTCTTCATAGATGATTATCAGTTCGAGAGACTTTGGCAGCGCCCCGCGCGTTACCTGGACGTGTTGAAACCCTATAAATGTGTGCTCACGCCGGATTTTAGCCTATACATGGACATGCCTGACGCGATGCAGGAGTGGAACCGATACCGCAGCGCGGCGCTCGGCTGGTATTGGTCTCAACACGGTATAACGGTCGTGCCAACGCTATCGTGGGCGCAACCGAGTAGCTACAGGTTCTGCTTCAAGGGCATACCCAAGCACTCGATCGTGGCGACGTCCACTGTCGGCGTGGCGCGTGACAAGGACGCTCAAAAGGTATGGCATGACGGAATGCGCGAGGCGATGAAGCGCCTGGAGCCGTCACGCGTGCTTCTTTACGGAAAGAATATCGGATTCGATTTCGGTGGCTGCGAGGTCGTTGAGTACAAAGCAGGTGGATTTCATGGGTGGACGTGGTAGTAGCTCAGCATCGAAGATCGCAAAATCTAGCATGACTGCATGGCAAGATATGGTTGCTGAGATGAGTGCGGCAGCCCCGCCCGCATCGGATTACAACCACTTGGAGAGCAGAATACCAGACTGGTTTTTAGACAAAACATTTACGTCGTTTGGCGAGCGCTACGCATGGGGTAATGGAGATGACCCCTATATTAAAAGGGAGACCGAGAAGGCGGTACTCGTTGAAAAACGTACCGATTACGGAAAGCTTTCAACATGGGTTCCTAAGTCGATTATCAAATCTCCAGAACAGTTACGAAACGAAGATATTGAGCGTGCGGTTCATAAGCAGGTATCAAACAACTACTATTCGTATCTGCGAGGGCTTGCAAAAAGCAATAACGTGAAGCTTGATCGAGTTCAGAAGTGGGACAAAATCAAAGCAAAACTAAAAGCAGCAGGCGTTAGCTATATCTCACGTCAAGAATACGTCGATGCGTTGAAATCTCAATCTTCAACGGAGATAAAAGCTAAACACCCGCTGTTAGCTGGCGCTTAATTAGTAATTGCTACCTTCTGTGCTGATTGCTCCCTCTGTCGGGTATCGGAATTCGTACTCGATTCCGCGCCTTTCAAGCTCATATGCAACCAGGCGGGACACGGCATTAGGCCAACCGAACGGGCCTTCATCACGCCCGTATTCGTCGTACATTTTTTGATCGCGGTAATACGTGATTGGTACGCAAACCGGTTCTTGGCCGTATTCCTCCACTTGCTGGGCGATAACGCCAAGGCAGTAACTTACTTGCTGTTTCTGCGTCTCTGCTACCTTTTCGAGATACTCCCAAGCATCTTCGGGCGCACCGTATTTAAAGTTGGGGTTTTCCCAACGCTTCTCGGTCTTATAGTTAACGCCAAGCGCATTCGCAACGTCTTGTTGGGAAAGCCCCACGCGCTCGCGAAGGGCTTTGAAGGTTGCTTTTGTCTTCTGCATGCTTACACCTCAGTCGAATAGAATTCAAAATCCTTGCGAGCATCGCTCAATGTCTCATGCTGATACACGTCGTAACCGTGGTAGTTGCTGCAAATCTTGCCGTTTTCCATCTCGCCAAAGATGGACTTGACCTCATAGGTCACGGAGAGATAGCCGGAGCGCCAAAGATTCTGGCAGCGATGCAACTCAACATCGTGCTTGATTCCGTCGATGCTAAAATGGTTGGTGCTGATGATCGTGTCGTTATCGATATCGACAAATGTCATTCCGTGTTTGTCTACGTATTCTTGGACGTACTTATCAGCTTCTTCAGCCGTGCGGAATGAGACGTAGAAAGTTTCATCGTAAGCGTTGGTTGCGAGAACGTCATTGAAAAGCACGACGTAAGAGATGCGCTCAGCATCAAGCACGTTTTCGGTGATTTCAACGTCGAACATTGAATCGTTGTTTGTGATGGTGTGAAGTGCGAGCTTAGTGGTCTGCATTGTGTGCTCCCCTCGGGATTGCGGGTGCCCCTTTGGCCCCCGTCGTTGTCTATATTATGCCCCTTGTGGGGGCACAACACAAGATGTTTTTCAAAAATATTTGAGGTGATCGTATGCCCATTACCAAACCTCCCGGAGTCGAGTCTGACGCTTTCAAGTCCGCGAAATGGGACGAGCTGACGCAGGGACGCGCGTTCTCGCAGTCCGACGCGCCCGCGCTATCACTGCTTTGCCAATGGTACAAAATCGCTGAGACAGCCCAGGAAGAGCTAGACAATTTCGGCGGGCAGACGGCCTACTCAAACGACATGGGCGATTTGAAGGCATTCCCGCAAATCGGAACTTTGAAAACAGCAAGCGCGGAGATTCGGCAGTTGAACAAGCAGCTTGGAATCTGCGACACCCATGAGGAGGCGGAGAGTGGCGCAAAGCAAACAACTATCCTCTCCATCGTCTCAGGAAAACGTGAAAAGAGGCAGGCAAGAACCGCGTAGGGTCTACCGCGAGGGCGAAGTTGCCTATAGCGAAGTGGATGACGCGGTAGCCCTCGGCGAAGACCTCGGCATATCGCCCTTTCCGTGGCAGCGCTACATTCTCACGGATTGGTGCTCTTGCGATCAAAACGGCAAACCCGCCTACGTGACGGCGGGCCTGGACGTACCCCGCCAGAACGGCAAGAATGCGGCGCTCGAAATCTACGAGCTTTACCGCCTTGCTGTTTGCGGCTGGCACATCCTCCACACCGCCCACCGCGTCAAGACCGCCAAAAAGTCATTTATGCGCTTAGTGCGGTACTTCACGGATGAACGGCATCCAGAGTTGTGCGAGCTTGTTGAGCGAATCAGGCGAACGAACGGCGAAGAGGCAATTTTCTTGAAGAACGGCGGCTCAATCGAATTTATCGCCCGCACCAACGGTACGGCGCGTGGCTTCGACGATATTCAATTGGTCGTGTACGACGAGGCGCAGGAGCTTACAGATACGCAATACGATGCAATCGCCTATACGCTAGCTGCATCGTCCACGGGCGAGCGTCAAATCCTTTACATGGGGACACCGCCGAACGAGCGCAGTGCTGGCACGGTTTTCGCCCGCGTTCGCAAGTCCGTCCTAGAGGGCGGCATGAGGCGTATGTGCTGGGCATCCTGGGCGTGCGAGAAGCTACCGCCGAAAGACTGCACATTCGAAAGCATCCTGGATGAGATTTACGAATCGAACCCATCCATGGGATATGTGCTGGATGAGGGTTACACCGAAAGCGAGTTCGCGGGAGCCAAGGGAAACATTTCCGGTTTCGCTCACGAGCGCTTGGATTGGTGGAGCGGTTCGAGCAGCGCAAGCGCTATCGACGAATCGCTTTGGCTGTCTTTGGCTATCCCGAACCCGCAGGTGCCCACAGAGGGCAAGAAGACCTTCGGCGTGAAGTTCTCGCCGGACGGTTCACAAATCGCGCTGTGCGCTTGCAGATTGAGCGAAGAGGGCAGCGCATACGTTGAGCATATCGGACAAGGCACTTTGGCAGACGGACTTTCCTGGCTTACTGATTTTCTCTGCACCGACGATATGGCCGATACCACCGCAGCCATTGCAGTGGATGGGCGGAACGGCGCGGCTGCGCTTCTCGATCGCTTGCGCGAGTATTACCCGCGCCAAGCCCTCTTTTCAACCACCACCAAGGACGTTATCAACGCAACGACGCTGTTCTCGCAAGCGCTCATCGATAAGAAGTTGACACATTGGGACGGTGGCGAAGGAAATGCGCAGCAGGCATTTAACGCAAGCGCGCTCGAAGCCCGCAAGCGCCCGATTGGCTCAGATGGCGGATGGGCATACGGCGGCGATTCATCCACACCGATAGAAGCGGCTGTAATCGCCTACTGGGCCGCAAAAACGACAAAACGCGACCCTGACGGGGGATGTGTGATTCTATGACGAACGATAACCCTACGCTTTACCAAGTTGACCCGTCCATGATGAACTTGACGGGCGAAGAGGTAAGCGTATTCAACGCCCTCTTAGCGGAATGGCAGCGCCATATAGGCTCGAATATCCGAAACGAAGCCTATTACAAAGGCGAGGTGAAGCCGGTTACCACTGATTCATCTATGCCAAAAGACCTTGTTGACCTAAACATAGTTATGGGCTGGGGCGGAAAATGCGTCGATGTTCTCGCTAATCGCTCCGTTCTCGCCGGATTCGATGGCGAAAACGCCGACGCGATGGCGGATATCGTGACGCTTGACAGCCTCGTTGAGATTTACGAGCAGGCGGTAACGTCTGAGCTTACGGATTCGTGCGCGTTCCTGACCGTCTCTAAGGGCCTTGCAGGTGAACCGGATGTGATCGTGTCGGCGCACTCCGCGCTCGACGCGGCTGCTATCTGGGACGAGCGCAAGAAGCGAATAAAGGCGGGTATCTGCGTCGTTGATATCGACGTTGATTCAAGCGGGCTGCGCGTGCCTACGTGGGTGAACATGTACACTGACGAGTACACGTATTCGTGCCGTAAGGTTGGCGATTCCTGGATTGCTGAAAAGGTGGCAAACCCATTTGGCCGTCCGCTCATGGAGCCATTGCGATACCGCCCGTCTTTGACGCGTCCGTTTGGCAAGTCGCGCATTAACCGCACCGTTCGCAGCCTTATCGACCGCGCGCTGTGCGTTGGCGCTCGAACTGAAATTGCCGCTACATTCTATACGTGGCCGCAACGCTACCTGTTAGGCGTTGACAAGAAGACAGCCGAGAGCATGAGCAAGCGCAAGGTCGAGATGTACGCCGATTCGATGCTGCTTGTCACTCCGAATAAGAACGGCGATGTCCCGCAGCTCGGGCAGCTATCGCAGATGACCATGCAGCCACATATCGATCACTTGGAGATGTTGGGCAAGCAGTTCGCTAGCGAGGCGTGCATCCCGCTGGATGAGGTGGGAATCGTCTTCGATAACCCCACATCTTCCGAAGCTATGTTCGCGGCGCAGCAGCGACTAATCGTCGAAGCGGAGCACGTGAACCGTATGAACGGCATCGCGATCGGAAATATCGCGCGAATGGCGCTAGGTGCCGTCGATGCGGCTGATTTCGCCACGGCTGATATCACGCCGCGTTTCGCCGACGTGCTGCGACCGTCCAAGGCCGCAAACGCCGATTTCGCTATCAAGGTCAATTCCGCAGTTCCGGCCTATTCCGGTACGCGTCAATTCTGGCGAGACCTGGGCTATTCCGAATCGACCATAGATTCGATTCTGCGCGACGTTCGATATACGCAAATCGTGCAGGCGGCGGCTCAGGCATCTGCTCAGGTTTCCCAGCAGCAGGCTACACCGCAGGCAGAAGGTATAAGCGATGCAGATACCAGCGAGTAGGCTCGAAGCCTATACGCAGGCGCTCAATGCGCAGCAAAGGGCCGCGTTCAACTTCATGCAAACGTCTCTGCGCACCTTTTACGAGCTGAACGGCGGCGCTATCGATGATGAGACCATGCGAGAGTTCGCGTTGGAGACGCTCATCACGTGCCGTAGGGAGTTCGGCGATGCTGCGGCTTCAATCGCATGCTCCGCCTACGATGTGACGATGGATGAGCTGGGCATCGATACAAGACCGGCGCAAATCCATAACCCGGTAAGCGTGCCCAAGGCGCAAGCGACTGTCAATTATTTCGTGCATAACGTCACGCCGGATAACTTCAACGCCTTTGCTCAGGCTATGGCAGAGCGCGCCTATAACGACGTTGGACGCGCGGCGAACAACACGACGATCAAAAACGCAGAGCGCGACTACTCGAAGGGCGCACGATACGCCCGCGTGCCCACGGGTAAAGAAACGTGCGGTTTCTGCGTCATGCTCGCGTCTCGCGGGTTTGATTACAAGAGCCGTCAATCGGCGGGCGATATGGGTTTCGGTTTCAACCGATTCCACGACCGCTGCGATTGCCGCGTTGTCGCGGGTGATGAGTTTACCGAGGTGGAGGGCTATGACCCCGATTGGCTCTATTCCGTCTACCTCGATGCGCGAAAAGCGGTAGACCCTGAGCAAATCCGCAATGACATGCGCGGGGAGCATGCGGACGTTGTAAACAAGCGAATCACCGACTCGATCTGCAACGAGATTAACAAGCGCGCGAAGGAATGGAGCTGGGATAACCAGGCCCCCGCTTACGAAGACAACGAATATTCGCCCGTCACGTCACAGCTCGCGGCGCATGGGTTCGCCACGTCCACAACCACCAAGCCTGGCGCGCCCGTGCGCATGAACGGACTTTCGTGGGGCGTTGACGATATCTCAGGCGGCGGAAACGTCGGTGAGAGCATCTCATCCATGCGGCAAGCCCGCGTCGATGGAGGAACCACCACGGCGGGCCATTACGCGGTGCTTGTGGATGACATAGACCAGGCGCGGAAAGACGCGCTAGAAGCCCTCGCCCCGGGCGAGACGGCGATTCTAATCGACCCGAACCGCATCGATAAGGACACCGGGCTAACGCCCATGCGAAGGGTTACACGCTGATTAAGGCCGCTTTCGAGCGGCTTTTTTCATATCTATCCGTATCCCGCAGCCGAACGGCAGCGGGGGACAGCGCCGAACGGCGCGGGTAAGGAGGTCACTCATGGACGAGACCAACAAAAAGATGGATGAGCAGGCAGAGCCGAACGGCGAAGCTGCACAACCCGTCGATTGGGAAGCCAAGTACAACGAGCTAAAGAAGCATTCCCGCGAGTGGGAGAAGCTCGCCAAGCAGCGCAAGGGAGCGGCTGATGAGCTGGCAGCGCTCAAGGAATCCCAAATGAGCGAGTCGGAAAAGCTTCAGAAGCAGCTCGCGGACGCGACGGCACGCGCAAATGCGCTCCAGGCGGAAAAAGACCGTACGGAATGGGTGGCCGAAGTCTCTAAGGCTACTGGAGTTCCCGCCGACCTTTTGAGCCTTATTTCCGCAAGTGATCGTGATGACCTCATGAGCAAGGCCGAGGGTATCAAAGACCGTTATTCGACCCAAAACACTGCAACCGTGCCTGTGGTGCTCGGTGACGGCAAGCACGCCGAAATCAAGCAAACGGGCAGCGCGAAGGACGATTTCGCGCAATTCATGAAGAACGCCTTTAACTAGACAAGGAGAAACAACCATGGCTGAAGGCATCAACAAGACCTCTATCACCCTGCCCTCTTCCGTTTCCAACGAGATTTGGGCAAAGACGCTTGAGAATTCTGCAATCATGCAGCTCGCTCAGCGTATCGACCTCCCCGGCAACGGCCTTACCATCCCGGTTATCACCGGTGAGCCTGCCGCCGATTGGGTCACCGAGACCGAGAACAAGCCCGTATCCCAGCACACTCTCTCCACCAAGGAGATGAAGGGTTACACCTTGGCTATCATCGAGCCGTTCTCTAACCAGTTCCGTGAGAACACCGAGGCGCTTTACAACGAGCTTGTCTCCCGCCTGCCGTTCGCTATCGCAAAGAAGTTCGATGAGACCGTCATGTTCGGTACCGCTCCCGGCACCGGCTTCGACACCCTCAAGGGCGTGACGAATTCCGTTGACGCATCAACTAAGACCTACGATGCGTTTGTCGATGCGATCGGTAAGGTTGCCGAGAACGATAGCGACCTCAACGCCTTCGTCCTCTCCCCGCAGGCAAAGACCCTGCTTCTGAAGACCAAGGACACCACCAACCGCCCGCTGTTCATCAACAACGTCCAGACGGACGGCGCTGTCGGTCACGTCCTTTCAGTTCCTACGCACTTTACCAAGTCCGCGCACAAGGCAGCCGTTTCTTCCGGCAATAAGGCGGCTGAGGTTCTTGGTTTCGGCGGCGATTGGAGTGCCGCACGCTACGGCGTGGTCAAGGACGTTAATATCTCCATTTCCGATCAGGCCACCCTTACCAGCGGTTCTAAGACTCTCAACCTGTGGCAACGCAACATGTTCGCAGTCCGCTGCGAGTTCGAGGTTGGCTTCGTTATCCGCGACGTTAAGGACTTCGTGCGCATCGACAACGGCGTTGCCGCCTAGGAGTGATTCACGATGGCTATCAAGGCATTTGCTACACCCGAGGAATATACGGCAGCATATGGCGCGGTAGCCGACGAGAAGCGGCTTAAAGCACTGTTGCTTCGCGCCACGGGCTACCTTCTCGGCAAGATGGACGGTTATACGGCTGGTGTGGATGAGGTGCTAGACCTCAATGCGGCTACTGTCTGCATGGCGATGGTCAACCGCGCGCTCTCCACGCCTGCCGGGCTTTCAGGCGTATCGCAGTATTCGCAGACGGCTGGTAGTTACACGGCCTCCGTCTCGCTGCTTGACCAGTACATGCGCCCCCTTCCATCTGAGCTTGATTTGCTCGGGCTTTCTTCCGGCGCGGTTATTTCATGCCGGATGATGGCGGGTGAGCGCAATGAATCTGATTAGCGGCGTTGCTGTTGAGGTATTGCGGCGAACTGCCGCTAGTAAGGATTCGCACGGTAATGCTGTGCCCGGCAGATGGACGGCTGAAACAGTCGAAAACGTCTTGCCGCAGCCCGGCGCGACGAGCGACCTCGAAGCTTCTAGGCCTGACGGCGTGAAGGTTGCGATGACCTTCCATTTTCCGAAGACCTACGAGCATGCTTTGCGCGGATGCAAGGTCAAATACCTTGGCGCTGAATACGCGGTTATCGGAGACCCGCAACCGTACCTAAACGCAAATTGCCCGGGCTATTGGAATCGCACGGTAGAATGCGAGGTGTGCAATGGGTAGCGGATTCACGTTGAAGATGAAGCTCAATGGCCGCGTGAAGCACATAGACAGCGGCGTTATCTCTATCACGAAGAGCGACGGCGTTACCGGGATGCTCTACGAGCAGGGCGCGGGATATGCGGCGCGCTGCAATTCTCTGGCAAGCCTTCCGCACGGGCACCCCGAATACGATGCTCAGGTAAAGCCGTTGAGTTGGTGCAACGGCGTTCGCGTTGGCGTTGCCAATGCTGACGCTTATATCGACAACCTGCGCAACAACACGCTTAAGAAAGGTTGTGGCATCTGATGTTCGACGTTATCGCCGCAACCTGCACGGCGCTCGAAAATGGTCTGGGCGTTCCGTCCAGCTCTATTGTCCCAGCAGATCGACCGCAGCGTTTCACGACGGTTGAGCGCACGGGCGGCGGCTACTCGCTTTGCCGCGATGCGCCGAACCTCGCCGTGCAGTGCTGGGCGGAGAGCGAGACGGAAGCCTACACCCTCGCACTCATGGCGCGCGAGGTGCTGACCAACATGCGCGAGACCTGCCCGAACGTCTGCTCATGCTCCGTTGGCGGAATTTACAGCTTCCCGGACCCCGATAGCAGGTGCTACCGCTATCAACTCGATTTCACGGCCGTTACCAGATCGTAGCGGCCATTTTTTTTAGAAAGGATTAGCAAAATGGCTGAAAACATGCTTGATGCTTCCAATGTCGGTATCGCCAAGGGCCGTGAGGGCGGTTACGCTTGCGTGGCTCCCGCAGGAACTGACCCCACCAAGTTTATCGATATGAAAAAGACCCTTGCAGATTTCTGCAAGGAATCTAGCTCCGTGCTCAAATCCCTTGGTTACATCTCCGAGGACGGCGTTACCATTACGACAGATACCGACACCGACGATAAGACCGATTGGAGCGGCGTGACTATCGTCTCGCCCATGACCTCTTATTCCGAGGGCGTTGAGGTGACTTTCCTTGAGGCACGCGACACCGTGCTCAAGACCGTTTACGGCGACGCTAACGTCACTACTGACAACAATGGCACCACGACCGTTCGCCATAACAAGAATTTCACGGGCGCTCATCTCTTCATCTTCGATGCTGTCGTATCCGACACCAAGGTTAAGCGCATCGTTATCCCTAACGGCGTTATCACTGAGCGCGACGATCAAGAGATGAACAATTCCGACCTAGCCGGATACACGCCCACCATCAAGTGCCTGCCGTCCGATTTCTTCGATGGAGACTGCATGCGCGAGTACATCTACGACACGACTACTGTTGCCGCCTAGGCTGCAACTACCGCTTTCCGCATGGAGGGCGGCAACGGCGGCTTTGGTAGTAGGCGCTAAAGCCGTCCTTACCGTCCTCCGTGAGCCTACCGAAAGGATTGAAAATGAATATCGAGGATATGACCCCTGAGCAGCTCCGCGAGTACGCCACCGCGAAGGAAATGCAGCGCGAGACCATTACGGCGCGTTACATGAACCGTGATCCTAGGTTCAACATCGTACCTGACGATAAGCAGCCCTATGAGAACGATATCGAGTTCGAGGGCGAGACGTACCGCGTCGATATGCGCCGAATCAAGTCCCGCGAGTTCATCCGCATGTTCGCTGAGTTCCAGGATTACGAGCGAAAGGGCGAGGACACTCCGATTTCGTGCGCGCTGGCGCTCTACGATTTCGTGTTCGGTGGCAAGGTGGATGACAAGGTGTGCGAGGTCGTTAAGGCCAAGATGGGCTATGAGGACTTCGAAGAGATTATGCGCATCGAAAACGAGCTGTTCGAGCACCTCGAAGTAAAAAACTAGCGGCGCTCGCTCCGATACTTCTCGATTATCGGGACGAGCTCACGGCAGATTTCCAGCAGTATTACCGGCTGGATTTAAACGCGATGATGGATGCTGGGAGCTTCGCGGAAATCGCGACTCTTACTGTGCAGCTCCCGGCGCAATCGCGCACCTTTATACGCCTACACCCTGAGCTGGAATGGGACGAGAGCACCTATCTGCTCGCGCTCATCGTAGACCAGCTTGCAAACATCTCCTATGGCCTGGGCGGCGGCAAGGGCAAGAAGCCTAAGCCGATTCCTAGACCGAAGGCGAAGAAGAAGAAAAAGAAGAAAACCCATCTCAACGTGGATAAGGCGAGAATCGACGCGCTTCTATTCGGCGATCGGTCCTCCACTACCACAACGGAGGTGGATGAGGAAGGCGGATAGGGGTGATTAAATGGCTGATGTGGCGCGCGGTTCAGTGCTGCTTACCCCTAAATTCGATAACCTCACCGGGTCGATTACTGAGCAGCTGAACGGCGCTTTTTCAGGTGCTAGCGCCATTGGCTCCAAGGCGGGCGTGCAGACCGGAACGAACTTTAGCAGCGGGCTAAGTGCTAAGGTTGGCGCGGTTGCGGGTCTTGTTTCAACGATCACAAGCAAGGCGTTTACAGCTATTAGCAACTCGCTTGGCAGCGCAATTAGTCGTGTTGACACCATGAACAATTTCCCAAAGGTCATGAAAAACCTTGGGTATTCGAGCCAAGAAGCAGAAGCGTCGATTAAAAAGATGTCCGCGTCTATCGACGGCCTGCCTACATCGTTGCCAGGGCTTACATCAATGGTTCAGCAGCTTGCGCCATTGTGCGGCTCCCTTGATGAAGCGACGAATATCGGCATCGCCTTCAACGATATGTGCTTGGCTTCCGGCGCATCGACCGCAGACGTTTCTCGCGCGATGCAGCAGTACAGCCAAATCCTGAGCAAAGGCAAGCCCGAACTGCAAGACTGGAAGACCCTGCAAGAGGTCATGCCTGGGCAGCTAAACCAGGTGGCGAAGGCGCTTATTGGCCCGACTGCTAACTCTAAAGACCTGTACAATGCCCTAAAAGACGGCTCCATTACGATGGATGACTTCAATGCAGCCGTTCTGAAACTTGACCAAGAGGGCGTTGACGGTTTCGCATCGTTTGCGCAGCAGGCCAAGGACTCAACGCAGGGCATCGGCACCGCGCTTGACAACATCTCGAACCGCGTTGCGAAAGCCGTTCAGACGATTATCAATGCGTTTGGAGCTGAAAACATCTCCGGCGCGATTAACGCCTTTAGCGGTAGCTTTGGCAAGACCGCTGATGCGATCGCTACGGTTATCTACGGCATCAAGGACGTTGTTTCAAAAGGCGTGAGCGGCATCGCTTCCGTTTTCGGCCAAATCAAAAGCGCGTTGCCTAGCGGTTTCCTTGACGGAATCGTTAACGCTTTCAACCAACTCGCACCTGCCATTGCGCCTGCTATCACGGCATTCACTCTGCTTTTGCCTGCCATGGGCGGAATGCAGAAGGTTTTCGGTATCGTGTCCGGCTTCAAATCGCTTGGCGCGGCGCTTTCTGCGGTTGCTGGAGGACCTGTCGGTCTAGTGATCGCTGCAATCGCGGCGGTCGTTGTCGGTCTTGCGGCGCTCTATAACACGAACGAAGACGTGCGCAACGCCATTAACTCCGCCTGGTCTGGTATCCAATCGGCGGCGGCTCAGGTGTGGCCTTACATCCAGCAGGCAGTTGCCACGGCTTGCTCCGTGGTTCAAAGCATCATCCAGGCTGTTTGGCCCGTAATTCAGCAGGTTGTAACGCAGGTAATGGGTGCTGTTAAGGATTTCGTCGTGTCTGCATGGCCGACGATTCAGGCGGCTTTCACCACGGCTTGCTCAGTGATTCAAAGCATCATCCAGGCTGTTTGGCCCGTGATTCAGGCTGTCGTTTCCGTAGTGATGAGCGCTATCCAGCTCATCGTTACGCAGGTATGGCCCACGGTGCAGAACTACATCTCGATGGCGTGCCAGGTTATCATGGCCGTTATCAATGCGGTGTGGCCCGTGATTCAAACCATCATCACTGCGGTAATGACCGTTATCATGGCGGTTATCTCCGCCGTTTGGCCGATTATCCAAACGGTCTTCTCAACTGCATGCGCGGTTATCTCTGCGGTTATCGATGCTGTTTGGCCCGTTATCCAAACGGTTATCACAACTGTTATGCAGGTCATTAACGCCGTTATCGGTACAGTGCTCGCGGCTATCCAAGGTAATTGGTCTGGCGTGTGGGAGGGCATTAAAGCCATTGCCTCCACGGTATGGAACGGTATTAAGAATGTCGTTAAATCAGTTATCAACGCTATCTCAGGCATCATCAGTTCTGTGCTCGGCACCATCAAGGGCGTTTGGGATTCTTGTTGGAACGGCATCAAGAGCGCCTTTAGCTCGATTTGGGACGGCATCAAGAGTGCTGCTAAATCCGGTATTGACGCAGTGTACAACACGGTCAAATCGATTAAGGACAAGATTATCGGATTCTTCGCCGGTGCGGGCAAATGGCTTGTCAATTCCGGCAAGGCGATGCTTGACGGCCTCGGACGCGGCATCAGCAGCGCAATCGGCGGCGTGGTGAACACCGTGAAGGGCGGGCTTAAGAAAATCCGCGGGCTTTTCCCGTTCTCACCCGCTAAGTATGGCCCGTTCTCCGGCCACGGGTACACGACGTATTCAGGCCGCGCGCTCATGACATCATTCGGCGAGGGAATCGGCGGAGCTGCGTCTAGCGTCGTATCTTCTACCAAATCGGCGCTGAGCGACGTTCAGGAGCTTTTCGGCGCTCGAAGCCTGGCATTCGCTGCCGACGCGAACGTTACGGGCAATATCGCGGCACGGCGCGCAACGCCGAACGGCGGTTACTCGATGCTTTCTATCGGAAACCTGAGCGTTGACGCTGGAGGCATGCGCGATGAGGAAGTAGTCAACGCGATCAATACCATTGTCGGTTACGCACGACGCACTGCGGGGGCGATGTAATGCAATACGGTAATACAGTCCAGCATTGGCGCGTAGGCATCGAATACGGCATCACGTGGCAGTCCGACACGCAGGCGGACGTTACGTGTAAAACCTACTTCTGCTCTATCGCATGGGGCTACGACACGGCTGCTATCGGTACGGCAACTGTTAACGGGCAGAGCGCGAGCACCCCGTCTGCAAGCGGTAGCCGAAAAACGGCCTACTCGCCGTCAGGCGGCACGGTTAACCAGCTGTTCATCACCAAGACCGTTCGCGTCAACAAAAACGCGAGCGGTTTCAACGTGCCCGTCTCAGGCGTTATGCAGCTTGTCGGCGGTTACCACAACGGCACGTCAAGCACGTCCGGTAACGTCTGGGTTCCGGCGATTAACTACAAGGCCCCGGCTGCACCTACCGGCTTGGCGGTTGAGCGCGTATCCGATACTAGCCATAAGCTCACGTGGCAAAACGTCGTTGTCGATAACCTCCATCCCGTTAGCGGCAACATCGTAAAGCGCTTGATGGATGAGGGAACCACCCCAACCACCTTGTACAATTCGCGCGCAACGACGAACTACGACGATGGTTCGACCGAAGCGGGCCATAAATACACGTACACGGTGTACTCAACGGGCGCGGGCGGTACGTCCGGCGCATCGAGCGCGGTCACCGTGTACACGTCCCCGCTGGCCCCATCCATCAACGTGGCGAAGGATACGCTTTCGTCCGTGATGCTCACCATCACGAAAGCGCCCGCATACGTCGATTCATACGAGTGCCAGGTAACAACTGACGCTGGCAAGACGTGGGTTGATAAGACGCTCACCCCGTCCGGTAAGGGGCTGAGCGATACAACGCCGCCCGCAGGCACTATCAAGTACCGCGTTCGCGCCGTCGTTGGCGGGATCGCGGGCGCGTGGGGCGAATCGAACACAATCGTCACGATTTGCCCGCCCTTCGTCCCATCGCTCGGCGCGCTCAAATCAGCATATGCAACAGGGTCAAGCGTTGCGATCACTTGGACACCGAACCACCCGGACGGCACCGCACAGAGCGCGGCTCAGGTTGATGTGGTCAAGGACGGCGCTTCGCTCATCCATGACGTCTCGGGCACGACGGCGAGTTACACCATTGCGAATGCTGCCAACGGCGCGTATCAGGTTCGAGTGCGAACAAAGGGCAAGCACGCCGACTGGGGCGAGTGGAGCGCGTACACGAGTTTCACCGTTGCCACCGCGCCGACCCTCATCGTCAACGCGCCTGCCAAAAACGGCGTTATCAAGATGCTGCCACTCAATATCGCATGGACGGCAAGCGATGCGACGGGCATCACTGAGCAAAGCGTGACGGTTGCGAAAACTGACGGAACAGTGCTTTATTCCGGCACTCCCGGCAAGGATTCACGCAGTCTTTCGCTCGGCTCCGACGTTGGTTTCACGAACAACACGAGCTATGTGCTGACCATCACGGTTAGCGCTGGTTCGACGCTAAGCGTTACCGCGACTGTGCCGTTTAGCTCATCTTGGCAAACGCCGAACGCGCCTACCGTCGATATCGAATACACCGATGGCATGGCCGCGACCATCCAGGTTACGGCTGTCGACACCACGCCTAAAGCGGTTCGGTTCGACATCGTTCGCATCGCGCCAGACGGCACAAGGCTCACTATCGGCACAGACCTAACGAGCGGGCAACAGGCCATTGACCGCCTGCCACCGCTCAACGTTGAGTATAAATACGAGGTCACGGCGTATGCCGAGACCGACGCGCTGATAAAGCTCGACGTGCCCACCGCCGCTAAGATGGATGGGGTGGCGTTCAATTTCGGGCCAGACGCTGCGGATGCATGGGTTGGCAAGCTCAATCCCTCATACAGCAGGGACATTGAGCACAGCGTGACCACCTATCACATGCTCAACGGTTCGGATATGCCTACAGCATGGCCAACGGGCGAAACCGACATTAGCGAGAGCTATAGCTTCTCGATTGATTCGGAAGATTTCGCGCGCATAGATTCATTTGCGCGGCGCTATTACGAATGCTGGGTGCGCGACGCTTACGGCAACCGTTCGTTCGGCGTTGTCAACTTCTCCACCTCCAGGGAATCGGCGGGGTGGTGGAAGCTAACCGCAGAGCTCATTGTTTGCGCATGGGAGGAGCCTGTAAATGGCTGATGATTTTTGGCGCGGGCGCTTCAAAGCGTCGTATCGATTCATGCGCGTAGATAGGCGCACCGGGCTCGAAACGGGCAGAGTCGGAAATATCACGGGCGGAACGATCACACGCAATCAAGACACGTCCGTATACGAGACCGCAAACATCGATTACGTTGGTTCGCTCGATATCGGCACCGACCTTCTTCGCGTCTATCTCGACGCGGAATCAACGAACGGCAATGATTCGCGCACGGTGGCGCTCGGAACATTCCTAGTGTCTACTCCGTCCATCGAGATTGACGGAGCGAAGCGAAGCGGCACGGCAGACCTCTACGGGCGCTTGCGAGAGCTTGCAGACGATGATTTCGACACGGCATACCAGGTGGATGCGGGCGAAAACGCGGTGGCGAAAGCTGCCGCAATCGCCCGCGCTGCCGGGCTTACCGTCGTGGCAGACCCATCCACGTATACGCTCACGGTACCCTGGACGTTCGGCGTATCGGGCGGCTCTGATTCCGTATCCGACAAGCTCAGCGCCATCAACAAGCTGCTCGATGCTGCCGGATTCAACGCTGCGTATACCGACCCCATGGGACGCGTTATCATGAGCCGTTACACGGCGCAGGAGAAACGCCCTCTTGTGTGGGATTTCGCAGAGGGCGATGGCTGCCACGTCTTGCCGCAGGCGACGGACGAGCTAGACCGCCTGGCAATCTCAAATGTAGTGCACGTCGATTACACCACGCAGGAATCGAGCGTGCGCGGCACAGCCGTAGATGATGACCCCGATAGCGAATGGTCTACGGTGAGTGTCGGGCGGCGAATCGTCAAGAGCTATAGCTACAGCTCATTGCCGGAAGGCACGACGGCAGACCAAGCCCAAGCGCTGGCAAACACGAAGGCACTCGAACTGCTAAAGAGCGCGCGATCAATCTTGCGACGCGTGACCTTCACGACGATGTATGTACCGGTCAACGTGGGCGATGCTCACGGATTCAAATCGTCCACTCTCAAAATCAATCGCCGGTACGCAGTTAGAAAAATCGATATCAGCCTAAAGGCTGGTTGCCCGATGAAAATCGAGTCGCGCAATTTCGGAGAGGTGTAAATGATGGATTTGCTTACGTCTGCCATGGACGCGGGCGCGGCGCTTGCGGAGACGTTCAGCAAGCCAGTGAACACCGGGGCTAGCTTCACGCGCTACGGCACAGTGGTCAAAAACAACGGCACCACATTGGATGTTGAGCTTTGCGGCGCGACACTCGCGGCAGTGCCGATGCTCACGACGTGCGCTGGCGCGAAAGCGGGAGATAGGTGCTTGCTCACTGTGGATGGGCCGCTTGTGACCGTCACCGGAATCCTCGCAAACGCAGATAAT